CGGAAACAAGCCTCCCCAAAAACCACTAGTACAGTCCTAGCCGGTCGGCAGACGGCCGAAACTAAACCAAATGAGTAGGAAAGTGGAGCAGATATTCCCGGGCCGTACGGGGGCTACTGAGCCTCGTTTACATAGTCCGTATCTCAAGGGCCCTAATCGTGGCGATGAGATCGCAGAGCTAGCCGAGAGTATTGGGTTACCGCTTTTACCGTGGCAAGATTTTATTATCCGCGATATGACCTCAATATCCGAGGATGGGATGTTTCGCAGGCGTAGTAATTTGGTTTTAACTAGCAGGCAACAGGGCAAGACTCATCTCGCGCGTATGATGATGCTTGGGCATATGTTTTTATTTGATAGCCCTAACGTGCTTATTATGAGCTCTAATAGATCGATGGCTTTAGATACCTTTAGGCAGGTGGCCTACGCTATCGAGGGCTCTAGCGAGCTTAGTAAACAGGTACGGCAGATTAGGTACGCTAACGGCACCGAGTCGATCGAGCTTAAAAACGGGCATAGGTTAGATGTAGTCGCAGCTACTAGAGACGGATCGCGCGGTAGGTCGGCCTCATTTTTATACATCGATGAAATCCGCGAGATCAGCGAGGAGGGCTTTAGAGCTGCTACGCCTACCACGCGAGCTAAGCCCAATAGTCAGAGCCTTTATACATCAAATGCCGGAGATGCGTTTAGCACCGTACTTAATGATCTACGCGAGAGGGCCCTTAGTTTCCCGCCTGAGACTTTTGGCTTTTATGAGTATTCAGCTCCCCAATTTTGCAAGATAACCGATCGCGACGGATGGGCTTACTCAAATCCTGCCCTTGGGTACCTATTCGATGAGAGCGTTTTAGAGGAGGCCGTTAGCACTCAACCGGTCGAGACGACTAAAACTGAGATGTTATGTCAATGGATTACATCGACCCAATCACCGTGGCCTCATATGGCTATTGAGGATGCCGGCGATGACTCTTTAGAATTGTCAGCTGGGCCACTTACTATTTTCGCCTTTGACGTGGCACCGTCGAGGCGCGATGGGTCGCTTGTGATGGGTCAGATCCTCGAGGATGGCCGTATCGGCGTACAGGTGCTCGAGGTATTTCACTCGGAGGTATCCATCGATGAGCTCTTTATGGCCGACCATATTGCTAAATGGTGTAAAGAGTTTTACCCGCGTACGGTGTGTTATGACAAGTACACCACCGCCTCAATTAGCAAGCGCCTCGAGATTAATGGCATACATACGACCGACATATCCGGGCAAAAGGGGTATCAGGCCTCAGGGGATCTATACGAGGCTCTAGCTAATAAGAGGCTTGTACATCCAAATCAAGATTTACTCGTTACACACTTTTCTAATTGCGCGGCAAAAGAGAGCGATAGCTCTTGGCGTATCGTGAGGCGTAAATCCGCCGGCCCCGTAGATATTGCGATCGGCGTAAGTATGGTCGTCCATATTCTCAATCAACCTCTAGGCGAGGCCAAAATCTATATGTAGACACGCCGCGTAATACCTGATTTTGTGCTTGACATTTTGGGAAAATCGCTTCATGGGATTACTCCAAACTTTAGGGTTTAAGTCAGCTGAAAAGCCGGCTATCGAGGCGCAATACGCACCCGCCGTAATGGATACTACTTACGGCTACGGATCTTTTAATACTAATAGCTCTTTTGGCTATAACGGTATCGGCATCGATCGTAACTTTGCTTTACAAGTAGCGAGCGTTGCACGTTGCCGCAATTTAATCGCCGGAGTTATTGCATCTATTGATTTAGCACTATATAAAAAATCTACAGGCGAAAAGTTAGGCTCTCCTGTTTGGTTAGAGCAACCCGACATACGCCAACCTCGTAGCCTTACGATAAGTGCAACCGTAGACTCATTAATTTTTTATGGGGTCAGTTATTGGCGCGTTACCTCTTTGTATGCAGACGACGGACGGCCTAGCGGCTTTGAGTGGGTAGCTAATAACCGAGTTACATACACGACTAACCAATACGGTACAGAGATTAAAGATTATTTTGTCGATGGTGATTTAGTACCTATGGCCGGTATTGGATCGCTTGTAACTTTCCAATCGTTACTACCTGGTGTATTGCAGAGTGCAAGTACAACTATTAGAGCTGCATACGATGTACAAAAGGCGGCAGCGGTTAGCGCTGCTACACCTATGGCGACTACAGTATTAAAAAATAACGGTGCTGATCTACCTGAGGCGCAGATCCAAGGGATCCTTGCAGGATGGAAAGCCGCTAGACAAAATCGTAGTACGGCGTATTTGACCTCGACTCTTAGCGTAGAAAATATTGGTTTTAGTCCTAAAGATATGGGCTATGTAGATTTTTCTCAGTACCTCGCTACTGAAATCGCGCGCTCTATGAACGTGCCGGCGTATTACATCTCTGCCGATATGAATAACTCAATGACGTACCAAAATATTTTAGACGGTCGTAAAGAGTTTGTAGCGTACTCACTACAACCTTACATCTCTGCTATTGAGGATCGTTTATCAATGAACGACATAACAAACTCACAAAATGAAGTACGTTTTGCCGTTGATGATACGTTTTTACGTGCAGATGCTAAAGATCGTTTAGACATAATCGAAAAGATGCTCAACCTAGATTTAATCGATGTAAACCAAGCTCGATCAATGGAGCAACTAACACCGCTAGGAGATACAAGTGCTACTAACGTTTAGCCAAGAGATCCAAGCCGCAGATACAGAGCGGCGCATCGTATCCGGACTCGTTGCACCATATGGCGAAGTCGGTTACACATCTGCCGGGCCTGTAGTTTTTGAGCGCGGCTCTATTGCTATCCCGGATGCAACAAAAATAAAATTACTATCGCAGCATCAACAGGATAAGCCGGTAGGTCGCGCTATCTCATTTAGTGACTCAACCGAGGGCGTATACGGATCGTTTAAGCTTTCGAGTAGCACTCGAGGACAAGATGCGCTCGTACTCGCTCAGGAAAACCTAGTTAGTGGCTTATCCGTAGGGGTCGATGTAACGGCCTCTAAGCCGATGGGTGATTACCTGTTAGTTACGGCGGCCGTCCTCAAAGAGGTATCGCTCGTCGAGAGTGCCGCCTTTAGTAGCGCCTCCGTTACTGATATTGCCGCAGCGCGAGCAGCGCTCGAAGCCGCGACAAGTACAAAAGAAAAGACAACAACGATTAATACGACCATCGTAGAGATCGAAACCGAAACAGAAACCGAAAGCGAGGAAGCTGTGACTACAGCCCCAGAAAATACACCGGAGGAGACTCCGGTAGATACACCGGTCGAGGCTGAAAAGGTCGAGGCTGCTCGTAAGATTATCCGTCCATCTGTACTCGACTCTCAGCGAGTCCGTACACCGATTACATCAATGGCATCATATACAGAGCACAAGATCAAAGCTGCTCTAGGCGATGACACATCAAAGCTATACGTAACCGCAGCGGATGACTCTTTCTCTACAAACCCTGCATTTTCACCTACACAATATCTAACAGAGTTTGTATCTAATACTAACTTTGATACACCTATGATTAATGCTCTTAGCTCTGGCACCTTGCCTAACTCTGGTATGACTATCCAAATCCCATCACTCGTTACCTCAGCTGGTGGCGGTAATGGTGTAGCACCTGTAGTAACCGTTGAGGCTGAGGCCGGCGCGGTACAAAATACAGGCATGGTTACAGAGTACCTATCAGGTACAGTAAAGAAGTACGCGGGTATGAATACGCTGAGCGTTGAATTGCTCGAGCGGTCGGATCCCAACTTTTATGCTGAGCTAACTAATCAGCTACAACGCGCTTACTCACTAGCTACAGATGCGGCCGTAATTGCGGACGTAGTAGCCGGTGGCGTACAAGGCACCGCGGTAGCTGCTACAAGCGCCGGTATCATCTCTTACGTATCTACTGAGTCAGCTAATATCTACAAGAATACAAGCTACTTTGCTAAGAATTACGTAGCGGGCCCCTCACAATGGAGCCTCCTAATGGGCGCAACAGATACAACAGGGCGACCAATTTACAACGCGGCAGCTCCTATGAATAGCGGCGGCCTCTCAACTCCTACATCAATCCGCGGTAACGTCCTCGGCTTGGATCTATATGTAGATCACCAAATGGTAAGCACTACTATCGACGATAGCGCGTTTATCGTGGCACCAGAGGCGATGACCGTATACCGCTCACCTCAGGCATACATGAGCGTAAACGTCGTATCAAACCTACAGGTACAGATCGCTATCTATGGCTTTATGGCGACAATCGTAAAGATGCCTAAGGGCCTCGTACGTTACAACCTAACCTGAGATAGACCCTAGTAGTCGGGAGGGCTCTTAGCCCTTTGAGCCCTCCCGGCCTTTAACTTTGAGAGGAGCAGACCATGGCCGCAACTTATGTAACCGAGCAAGAGCTACGCGATAATTTGGGTATCCAAGATTTATACCCGGATAGTGTCGTTGAGGAAGTCTGCCAAACCGCTCAAGATATTCTTAACCAATTTTTATGGTTTGACTCTGCACCCGTCGTAGGTACAACTCTACAAAATAACGTAGCTACCGTAATGATCGCTAACCCTGCAATATTTACAACAGGGCAGAGCGTAACCTTGAGTGGGTGCGGCTCAACCTTTAACGGTACCTACACCATTACCGGCACTATGCCATGGAGCGCGGGTACTACTAATTTAATCCCGTCGATCGTTTGGAATAACTACGCGTGGAATTGGCCGGCAGGTTATAGCTTTATCCAATTTACTAAGGTAGCCGCTAACGCTAATTTCTCTAGAGTATTACCTTATGGCCAAGCTATAGGCGCGGATCTAAAGACTTTGACATATGCACAAACACCGGCCGTACGTGAGGCGGCGATGATCCTCGCGGTAGACATTTGGCAAGCTCGCCAAGTCTCACAAACAGGCGGCGTATCGATCGATGGCTTTAGCCCGTCGCCATACCGTGTCGGTAATAGCATGATCGGCAAAATCCGTGGGCTCATCTCGGGTTATCAAAATCCTTTAAGTTTTATCGGGTAATCATGCCGGCACCTATTACTACTCTACGCGCCTCACTAGCTGCGGCGTTATCTAATGTAAACGTTTGGAATACTTACAGTTTCCCGCCTCCAACTATTACCGCTAACTCTGTAATCGTTGCACCGGCAGATCCTTACCTCACTCCTAATAACAATGAGTATGTAACGATCTCGCCTATGGCTAACCTGAAAGTTATTTTGACGACACCGCTCTACGATAACCAAGGTAATTTACAAGGTATCGAGACGATGTTAGTAGCCGTATTTAATAAACTAGCGGCCTCATCAATCGTAATGAATATTGGCAGCGTAAGCGCTCCTAGCGTTTTATCTGTACAAAGTGGAGACCTATTAACCGTTGATATTAATGTATCAATACTAAGTAGCTGGGAGTAAACAATGGCATATACAGAGGATGATCTAAAGTTTTTGCGAAAGATCGGGCAGATCGTAGATGAGCCCGCTCCGGTCAAAGTAGCAAAAGTAAAAACCGAAACACCAACACCTACAACCGAAAGCGAGGAATAGGCCATGGCCATATTCTTAAGTAATGGAGTGGTCGTAACCCTTAACTCGGTCGATCTCTCAGATCACGTAACAAGCGCAACTATTAACCGCGTATTTGAGGAGCTCGAGGTCACGGCCATGGGCGATTCTGCAAGACGTTACACAAAAGGCCTAGAAACCTCAACTATAACGCTGGACCTGCTCAACGACACCGCTACAGGTGAAGTCCTACAGACTTTGCAAGCTGCTTGGGGTACAACAGTACCTATCACGCTAAAGCAGACAAGTGCAACTATCTCAGCTACTAACCCTGAATATCAGACAACAGTATTAGTAAATAACACAACTGATATTAATGGCGCGGTAGGCGACATCTCAACTCAGAGCATTACATTTACTTGTAACTCACCTATTACAGTAGATATAACCGTATAACAAACTAACAAAGGGGCACACAATGGCACGACTCAAAATAACAAGGGCTACCGGTGAAGTAACTGAGCATCAGATTACTCCACGGATCGAGTACGCCTTTGAGCTCTTTGCAAAAAAAGGATTTCATCGCGCTTTTCGTGAGGATGAAAAACAAACAGATCTGTACTACCTTGCTTGGGAGTGTATTAGGAGCACCGGCGAAACCGTAAAAACGTTTGGCGCGGATTTTCTAGATACATTATCTAAGGTCGAGGTCGTAGACGATCTACCTTTAGCCTAGGGCGGGACTCTGTAACACATTTGATAGCACAACTATCGATAAGGTTACAGATCCCGCCTCAAGCGGTACTTGATCTCGATACCGAGATGTTTAAGATGTTAATTAAAGTGTTAAACGAGCAAGCGGAGGAGGCCCGTAATGCCAGTCGCAATAAAAGGCGTACGCGAAACGGTTAAGGCACTCCGAAAGATCGATCCTGAAATGCTTAAAGAGATGAATAAAGAAGTCCGCGCGGCGATGGTGCCAATCCGTGATAAAGCTCGTGGGTTTGCTCCATCTCCTCAGCCGGATAATCTTTACAACTGGAACGAAAACACCGTGGGGCGAAAGATTACGGCGCGTAGCTCCATGTTTAGGACTCTTAATACTGAGGGCCGTGCTCGTATGTTTCCACTCTATGACGTAGATACAGTTAAAAAAGGGATCTATTACTCTCAGGCTCCAAGTAAGAAAAACCGTAACGGATGGCAAGCTCTTTACTTTGTAGCTAATAAGTCTGCCGCCGGCGCTATTTATGAAACCGCCGGGCGAGCTAGTGAGCCGTCTAACCGAGGTTACAGATCAAATAACCCGGGTGCAGGTGCTCACTTTGTTAGCCGTATGGGGCCTCTCTATGGAGATAAGCAAGCCGAGCGCGGTCGTATGATCTATCGCGCTTGGAAAGAGGACGAGGGTAAGGCTCAAGATGCCGTATATAAAGCTATCGAGTCTACGATCTATAACTTTAACGCCGGTCGCTACGGTTTGGCCGCATAATGGCGCTACCTAATTTAATCGTATCGGCGGTAGCCGAGTGGAACGGTAAGGCTCTTAATAAGGGCACTACTCAGATAAGCAAGTTTAATAAAACAGTAATGGGCTTAGGCCGTACCCTTGGAGTTACCTTTAGTGCCGCTGCTCTTTTGGGCTACTCCAAAAAAGCCGTATCAGCTTTTGGCGAGCAGATCGCCGAGGCCAAGCGTTTAGATACCGCTCTACGTAATCTCGGCTTTAATTTTGCTACCGCTGAGGCTGAGGGCTATATAGATACCGTTGAAAAGGTAACCGGTGTAAATCGGGATCAGCTGCAACCATCTTTTATTCAACTAGCACAAACTACACGCTCTACCACGATGGCTCAATCTATGCTCAATACCGCGCTAGATATTTCAGCGGGTACGGGTATGGATTTAGCGAGCGCTACAAAAATATTAAGCCAAGCATATGTAGGCAACTACAAGGGACTTAAGCAATTAAATCTAGGTTATACAAATGCAGAGCTCGCTACTAAGTCATATCTCGAGGTAGAAAAGTTAATCGCCGATCAATACGCCGGCCAATCTAAAAACGCGGCAGACTCTTACGAGGGATCACTTAACCGCCTTAAGATCGCAGCTGAGCAAGCAAGCGAGCAGATCGGCCAATCACTCGTAGCGGCTCTTAGCACATCATCCGGCGGTATGGACAAGCTCATCGATAAAGTCGATAGCGCCTCCGACTCTATATCCGGACTTATCACTAATGTTTCAACTTTAGCTAAAGATCTAGGCGATTTATTTTCAGGTATACCGGGTGCGGGTGTATTAGAAAACGCTTTTAGAGGAGTTAAAAATTACCTTGGCACTTTTTCTATTGGTAATCTACGTAATCTTGTAGATCAGGTTAAAGGCCGTCAAGGCGGTTTCCCTCAAGGCGTACCTCAGGATCTAAAAAATCTACAAGCTAACGCCGAAAAGGCGAAAATGGATAAAGAGGCGGCTAAGCGCCAAAAGGAATTATTAGCCTTACAGAAAAAAGCCGAGCTCGCTAAGAAAAACGAGCTATCTTTATCTAAGGCCGCTGCTCAATTTGATACTACTCGTATCTCCATCGCGGCAGCTCTTAGAGCTACATACGATAAAGAGACACGCCTACGCCTCGAGGCCATGATGGCTATCGAGGACGAGGACGGTACAAAGGCTTTAGATCGTATCGAGCAACTCGGGATACTTACAAAGGCTAAGCAAGCCGAGAAGTTAAACGGCCTTAAGGGCATTACTGAGACTGAGTTAGCCGGGCTTAATACGACACTCATGGCCGAGTTATCTAAGATCGAGTCTGCCAAAAATGCTAAGTTAGCAGCTATTAACGCCTCAGGGGCAGATCAAGCGGCTAAAGATGCAGCTAAGTTAGCGGCTATTAATGCCGCCGATGCGGCCGAGGCTGAGGCTTTTCGTAAATATAACGATGCCCTTACTAAGCAAGGCGGCCTAAATGATTTGAGCTTTTACTCAAAGAAAACTCAGATTAGTACGCTTGAGATTTTAGAGTTAGCCTCTATTGAAAAGACTCAGGCGGCACAATTAGTAGCCGATGAGATCAGCTTTAAGGCAGGTATTAAAACCGTCGAGGAGATCGCAGCTAAGCGCAAAGAGGCTCAAGAGGCAGACGATAAGGCGATGGCCGAGTCTGCCGCAGCTCGTAAAGCTCTCGAGGATCAAGCTACCTCGGATTATTTTGCAGGGCTTAAATCTAAAACAGAGGCCGCACTTACGGCTAATACAGAAAATACTACGGCTCTATTAAAAGGTATTACTACCGTTTCAGATGCAGAGACTAACGCTAATTTATCAGCTCTTAAAGCGGATACAGATTTAACTACGGCTAAATTAAACAGTATCGCTACGGTCGCTGAGGCCGAGGCTCAAGCTAACGCGGCCGCTATTGCAGGTGTAGGAGCTTTAGCTACCGCTATCCGATCAATACCACCGTATCCGACTTGGACACCGCCACCGGCGGGAAGTATGCCTACTCTCCCATCCGTAGAAAATCCACCCGGTATAAGCGTTTACCCTGATCTACCTCCTAGCTTGGGATCTTTAATCGATGCGCCACCGTTGCTCGATTTAGGGCCTGACCTTTATATCGATCCCGGCCTAGTAAATCCCGGTGGAGGCTTAGGTAATACCTATACGGTCACTATCAATGCAGGAGCGATAGCCTCTCAAGATGAGTTTTCTGCTCTGCTCCAAGAGACGATCCAAGAGCTAAACCGTAAAGGTGATCCACTATTTACGGCGGGTGTAGCATGACCGTACCTGTAATTAACGCGCTTATTAACTTTTCTACGGGGCCCTCTTTTGGTGCGGCCATGGTTTTAGATAGCGGCATTTTAGGTACTAACGTATTAGCCGATAGTAATACCCTTATTGTGGATATATCTAACGTAGTCGATAGCGTTACGACTATGCGAGGGCGTAACTTACAGGCCGACGTATTTCAGACGGGTACTCTTACTCTTAGGATCGTCGATCAAAATGGCGACTTTAACCCTCAAAATCCTAATAGCCCTTATTACGGCTTACTTACTCCTATGCGTAAGGTACAAATTACGGGTACATATAACGGCACCGAGTACCCTATGTTTAGCGGCTTTATTACTAGCTACACGACTACGACTCCTAAGATGGCTACAGATGTCGTATACACAACTATTACCGCGGTAGACGGCTTTAGGCTTTTCCAAAATAGTCAGATAACAAACGTAACCCTAGCCTCGGCCGGTGATCTACCCGGCGAGCGCGTAAACGCTATCCTCGACGAGATCGCTTGGCCTCCATCGATGCGCGAGATCGAGTACGGCGATACGATTTTTCAGGCAGACCCGGGCACCTTACGTACGGCTTTATCAGCTCTACAAACCGCCTCTATATCCGAGTACGGTGCTATCTATATGGATGCTCGCGGATCGGTAAATCTTAAAGATCGCGCCTATTGCATAGACTCTCAAACTATCCCGCCTGTAGTTTTCAATGATGACGGTAGCGAGATTACTTACTATAACGCCGTATGGCGCTTAGATGATACTCAGGTATATAACTCGGCCTCTATTACCAAAATAGGCGGTACGGCTCAGCTCGCTCAGGATGACGCCTCTATCGAGGAGTATTTTGTACACTCCTATACTCAGCAAAATCTAGTAATGGATACAGATCAAGCCGCGCTCGATTACGCTCGAGCTTATGTAGCAAGCCGTAAACAAACTCGTACGCGATGCGATGCTATCGAGCTAGACCTTTATACCGAAAACTATAACGATGGCATTATTGCAGCGCTTAATCTAGATTTTTTTGACCCTGTAGAGGTTACGACTAATCAGCCTGGTAACTCGACTTTGCAACAAACTCTACAAGTGTTTGGCGTAGCTCATCGAGTAACACCTAGCTCATGGAAAACGACATTTACAACTCAAGAGCCGATTATCGACGGCTTTATACTAAACTCATCACTATACGGCGTGCTCGATACATCCGTATTAGCATACTAAGGAGCAGGTTATGGCAGCTGGACAAGGTTTTAAGACCTTTGTAACGGGTGAGGTTTTAACCGCCGGTGACGTAAACGGCTACCTCATGCAAGGTATTAACGTATTTACAAATGCAACCGCTCGAGATGCGGCTATTACCGCACCGGCAGAGGGACAATTTGCATTTACAAAAGATAATAACTCTTTATGGTATTACGACGGTGCAGCGTGGGTAGCCTCAGGGGCAACGGGTGACATCGAGGGAGTTACCGCGACGAGTCCCCTAACAGGTGGAGGCACATCCGGCACGGTTACGGTAGGTATACAAAACGCCACTACGGCGCAATTAGGAGCGGTGCAATTAACGGACTCAATAGCTAGTACATCGACGACGACCGCCGCTACGCCTAACTCAGTTAAAACCGCTTACGATCTCGGTAATGGAGCGGTACCAAAATCTACTGTGACAACAAAAGGCGATTTAATTGCCGCTACAGGATCGGCGACCGTTTCACGTTTAGGTGTCGGTACTAATGGACAAGTGTTAAAGGCTAACTCAGGTACCGCAACCGGTTTAGAGTGGGGCGCGGCAAGTGCCACTAAAAATTACTCGTTACTAGGTACGGCTACTTTAGCAAGTGCTGGCACAATTACTATCTCAGGTTTAAGTGGTTATGATAATTTGATGATTACGATCGATAGTGCTAAAGGGCCCGCTAACGGAATTATGACAATGCGCTTTAACGCCTCTACCGGGCCTTATCCTCAATTTGGTCAAGTGCAATCACAGGGCGCCGCTTATTCGGTTTACCTGCTTCAAGCAAATACTCAACCTGCCGCAAGCTCAATTAGTTTTGGCGACATGAGTAATAACGCTGCTAGCTCTGTCTCGGGTATAGTACAAGTATTAGGTGCCAATGGCTCGGGTATGAAAGCGTGGACATCTGCATCAGGCTCGGTGTCTAATGGTGCCACTACTACTCTAAACTATATTGGTGGCGGTATGTTTGAGCCTACGGCGGTTATTAGTAGTGTTTCTATTTTATGTAATGCAGGCGGCAACAATTTTGTATCGGGTACTATGAAAGTATACGGAGCGGCATAATGACATACACAGAAAAGATTACAGATGCAATTACAGGCGAGGAAATTATCCGTATTTTAACGGATGATGAGACTACCGTTGTAAATGCAGAATTAGTTAAAATTGAAAAAGTAATTGCAGAGCGCGATACAGAGCAAGCCTCTAAAGATGCAGCACGCCAAGCCGTACTCGACAAGCTCGGGCTATCGGCCGATGAAGTAGCTGCATTACTTGGATGAGTCTTACAAGCTATAACGGATACCCGGCCTCTAAAGATCCGGCAGAGATCGGTATAAAGTCGTATTCGGTAGACGGTACGGCTTTACGGCTTAGGTGCGCTAGTAGCGTGGGCCCGCTATTAGCCGCCTTTGCCGCCGAGTTTCATAAGTTAATAGAGCCGATCGACGGCGGTACCTTAGACGACTGGGGATACGCTTTTAGGATGGTACGCGGATCTACTGATCGCCTATCGTGTCACTCGAGCGGCACCGCTATCGACCTAAACGCGACTAAGCATCCTCTCGGCAAGGTGGGCACGTTTCCCGCTGAAAAGGTGCCTATGATCCGAGCACTAGCTAAAAAGTACGGACTCAAGTGGGGCGGCGATTACGTTAATCGTAAGGATGAGATGCACTTTGAGGTAGAGGTAAGTGCAACAAAAGCAAAAGAATTAATTACTAAGTTAGGATTACACAATGCCAAGTAGTGCTCAAGTAACAGTAAACTCAACGGCTACCGTTTTAGTAGCTGCAACAGGATTTGACCAAACCGCCTATCTACATAACTCAGGAGGCGGCATAGTCTATTTAGGCGCAGCTAACGTATCGACGGCTAACGGTTACAAGCTAGATAATGGCGATAAAATTACTATCGGTGTAGGAGATCACGAGGCCCTATACGCCGTTACGGCAAGCGGTACAAACGTCGTAAGCGTTTTAACTCAGATTAATTAGGAGGCAATAATGGATAAAAACAAATTACTCGAAAACGGTAAATCATACGTACGCCATGCGATTACGTGCGTGGGTGCGCTTTATCTTTCAGGTATTACAGATCCTAAAGTATTGGCTAATGCGTTTATCGCTGGGCTAATCGGGCCATTACTAAAAGCTCTTACACCGTCCAAGAGTGCTAACGGGGTAGGGGTCAAGTAATGGAAAGAGCTCAGCTCCTAATTGGTATTGCCTTGGGGGTAACTACTATTTTGGGGTTAGGGGCTGGGCTCATCCGTCATTTTGTTAAGTATTATCTAGCCGAGTTAAAGCCGGACGGTAACGGCGGGCATAACCTAGCCGGGCGCGTTGAGCGTATTGAGCAGCGGGTAGACCGCATCTATGAGATATTGCTTGAGGATCGCCTTAACAAATAGCGACACGCCAAGAGACACTACGCTTTCATTTGTGACAAAAAGCCCTCATACTGATACTACAAACGCTGAGAGGGCTACTCGGTTAGTAGCTTGATCGGCCTTAACAAAGGGCTAAGTAATGAATAGTTTAGATATATTAATAGGTTTATTTGCTTGTTTTATGGGCTTTATGTTTATGGTGATCGGCTACTCGATAGGTCACCGACAAGGCCACGGCGAGGGTTTTATTCGCGGTCGTGCTATCGCTCAAGCTCTTAAAGATAAGGAGCTTATCTAATGAGTTTTCTAGATAACTACGAGGATGTAAACGCACGCATCAAGCGCTTTAGAGCTGAGTTTCCATCCGGTCGATTAATCGCATCTATCGAGCACATCGACGTAATGGCCGGTACCGTGCTAGTTAAAGCCGAGGCTTACCGTGAGTATGAGGATCAGGTGCCAAGCGCCGTAGATTACGCATTTGGTAACGTTTCAACCTATCCAAATAATCTCAAAAAATGGTTTATAGAGGATACGATCACCAGCGCTTACGGTAGGTGCATAGGCCTATTAACACCAAGCCTCGACCATAAGGCTCGGCCTACGATGCAGGACATGGAAAAGGTAGAAAATCTACCCGCCGATCCTGATCCATGGAGCACTAAAGCCTCTATTGAGGATATGACTACTATGGCAAGTGCGGTGTTAGAGATCGGTAAAACCTTAGGAGGTGAGCAGATAGCCGAGGCTCCTCGATGCCCTCATGGCACGATGATTTGGGCGACCGGTGAGGCAAAATCTACGGGTAAGCCGTGGGCCGCGTACAAGTGCACCGAGCGTGTACGAGCTAATCAATGTAACCCGGTATGGCACGTGCTCAACTCTCAGGGTAAATGGGTACCTCAGGTTTAGAGATGGGCGAGATTACATACATAAAAGACGGTATCGCTACCACTATCCACGACGACGGCTCTACAAGCTCTAGGCCAATGGATCAATGTGACTCATGCGGTGAGTGGGTTAGCACTTACGGCGGGTTTAATGTCCGAGATGTAGCTCGAGAAGTCGTAATCTGGCTATGTGCACAATGTCGCGCGTAGCTAAAGTAATACTCGATAGATCGCAGGAGATTACCGCTCATCGAGTAGGGCTCGAGCGTACGATTTTACGTAATGCTGATCCAAGCGATGCGAGCAATTTTGGCCAAAAGTATAGTAATTGGCACGAGCTTGTATGGCAGGAGGCCGAGGGGGCAGGAGCTGAGATCGCCGTAGCTGCATATTTTGGCGATTTTGGCTTTAAGCCCGCCGTCGATAACGGCCACGATACGGCAGATGTAGGCGAAAACGTCGAGGTTAAATGGACTAAACACGGTAACGGGCATTTAATCCTACAAAATAGAGGAGCCGGTAGGCCTAACGATGTAGCTATATTGGTTACGGGTTATAGCCCGGTGTATACCTTGCTTGGATGGATGCCGGTACATATGGCTAAGCAAGCTCGATACAAGCATCCTCATCAAAATAACTATTGGGTACCTCGAGCTAGTTTATTTGAGATGCAATATCTAAAGAGGTCAAATTATGGCGACATATAAAACTAAGTGCCGCCTATGCGCTCGCATTACTGAGCATATTGAGAGAGTAGTAACCGATAACCTGCCACCGTACGTTAAAACGCTCCAATGCGTTAAATGCGGTGTTATGGGTGTAGTAATGATGGAGGATCTTAAAGATGCCTAGTTATGAGTACGAGTGTATTAGCTGCAATATCCGATATGAGACGGTAGAAAAGATAGCCGAGCACGTTACGCCTTATTGTTGCAATTTGGCCATGAGGCAGATCTACCACGCGCCGGGTATTAGCTTTAAGGGTACGGGATGGGGTCATCAATGATTACCGTACTTATGGGAGCACCGGGCGCGGGTAAATCCACGTGGGTAGAGCAGCATTACGAGCACCCTACGCACGTATTTAACACCGAGGCGGTACGTACAAGGCCGGGCATAGATGTACAGGGCTTTATGAGGTATGAGCGTATTAAAGCTATTAAAGCTGCTCAATTAGGGGTAGATGTAATTGCAGATGGTACGCATACGATCCCGGGGCATAGGGCTATATGGTTACAAGTAGCTAAGGATTTAGGTATCGAAACTAAAATAATTGCCTTTGATACGCCTTTACTTACGCTATTACGGGTACAAAGAGGCCGCGTACATCCTGCACCGGATAAGGTCGTAATCGATCATTACCGGCGCTTTCAGATGGCTAAACACGTTATTAACCGCGAGCCTTGGGGCTCTATAGAGCTCATAACTAGGGGTAAAGATGCGTAAAACTAAGCAAAAATACGCTTTTCACGTGGATTGCGTTGAGTGCGATAAACACTATTGTCTTAAAAACCAAGTAGATCAAATGTTTATGGTATCAAAGCATCACGATCATACGACTATTAGCTCTCTTAACCCTAACGAGTGCGAGGATATTTGTGATGAATAGTTATCCACATAAGTTATCCACACGTGTTAATAGCCTGTGGGACACGCTCAAGACTAAGCGTAACTATTGTATGTATTTGACTTTATCGATACGCTCCATGCTAGCTAGCGAGCCGCTGAGGCGGATAGCTCGCAAGCGATGCTTGGTGCTATTGGCCGCGCTATTTGTATTTGGCAACACAACAAATGCAATAGCGGTAAACACTACAAAAGATAAAGATAACTACAAGCTATATGCACATATGAAAGTAGTAAGTGCTAAGCAATATAGATGTTTGGAGCTATTGTGGAATTCCGAGAGTCGATGGGATCCAAGAGCAGCTAATCCTAAGAGCTCTGCATATGGGATACCACAAATGCTAAGACTTAAAGTATTAGATCCTTATCGCCAAATAGATATGGGACTTAAATACATATCACATAGATACCAAACACCGTGTAAAGCGTGGGCACATCATCAAGCTAAGGGGCATTACTAATGGTTAGAGGTAGACAAGATCCAAGAGTGAGTAGTAAATACAAAAAAGCCCGGTTAGTCGCGCTCGCTCGAGATGGGTACACGTGCGTTTATTGTGGGCAAGATGCC